GAATCAGGATCTCTCGCATTTTCAGGATTAGTTAATCTCTTTTTCATGCCACCCATTCTACTGCAAAAAGATTTTCTTCTGTTTGCATCTTTTGAACCTACTTTTAGTTTAGATGGATCTTTTGTTACCGCAGTCTTTAACTTTGAGCCTGGATTTTCTCTACGATAAACATCAACTGCCTTCTGTGAAAGACCATCTGTTTTATCCGCTTTGTTGACCTTGCTCCAGTCTTCAGATATAAATGTTTTAAAAGGAACCATATCTGCTTGCCTTGAATGATTTTAAGTTAATGCCTTTTCTTTTCAATTCGTCTTCAACCTGAGCAGAATTGCTGAATGTGGTTTCATCACCAGTTAACTCTTCAATTCTTTTCTTTCTGACTGTGCTTCTAAGATTCTCACCAGATGCCGCCATGGAAATACCAGGTTCAATACCCATGTCAATAGATTCACCTACTTGCGCTTCTTTGCGTTTTCGAATTTCGGCAAGGGTGATTTTGGTACGGGGTTGTTCATTGCCGCCTTCTTGACTGCTGGCTTCGGTGATTGAACTGGTTCCTGTGCTTGAATTGGTGTTGTTTCTACTGTCTTTATCTTCAGTAAGTTTAGCAATTTGATCAACATTGTCATTCTCCTCTTTTATTTTTATAACATATCCTTTGGGATGCTTTATTACAGTGCCACCATTAGTGTGTGAAGCTTCAGCCGCACTTCTACGAAGTAAAAATATTTTTGTTTTACCATTATAAGATTTTAACAATTTATCTTTCTTTTCTTTTTCTTCTGAAAATATTTCTACATCGTCTTCTTCTAATAATGATTCAAAGTCTTCATTAACTTTTTTAGATTCTGGTTTTCTCATTGAACTTCCTGATATTGGGACTGTTATCTCTTTTGATTTATCTTTAGGAATTTCAATCAACTCATCATGTACTGAGCGATGAGTTACCACACCATTTTGACCATATCGACCAAAACCATAGTATTGTAAACCAAGTTTTTTTGCCTTTTCTGCTGCACCTGAATCTGGATGGGCAACTTTTTCTGCGCCACCTTTTTTGATTGGTAGTGTATCTTTCTTTCCCAACTCATTAGCAATCCACTCTTTTGCTGAATCTGAAGTTGGTTTAGCTGCAACAAAGCTTTTAACATTTGTGAACAACTGAAGCATCTCTTCTTTTTTTGCCTTAACAACTTCAGGAGGTGCTGTTCTCAAGTCTTCAGAGTTATCAAACTCCATGTAATTAGGACCAAACATCTTTGCAAATTCTACTCTGTTGGCTTGAGCAGCGTCCCATTTTTCTTTACGGGCGTTTTCTGGTACTGTTCTGCCGCCTCTTTGACCTCTTTCGATGTTTCTTTGTTTAGAAATTTCATCGGCCGTATTAACAACAATCATAGAAGAATCATAACCAATTTCTTCTAATCTACTTTTAATTTTTGTAATTTTTTTCACATCATCACCAGTGCCATTGATAATTAAACCATTGCGACCTAGTAATGCTAATTTTTGTCTTAACTCTGTAATGTTTTTTGCTCTGCCACGAACAACATCTTTCTTTTCATTCTCGGATGCCGGCATGGTCTTATCAAGACCTTCTTTATCCATTAAGAACTCTAATGCTTTATCTGAGCTAATTTCAGTTAAACCATGACCTGCAAGTGTATTGTCTAACACATAGTCTTTACCTGAACCTGGACCACCTGCAAGAAATACTGCTTTGAAAATGGCCTTATCATGTACACCTTCGATTAGAATTTGTGTAAATGCTTCATTAATATTAAATTCTTCTTTTATCATTATTTTACGAACTTTTTCCATCAACTCTTTCGTTTCTTTATCTGATAATGTTTTTGGTATGCCAGAACGAAATGACTTAAAATCACCCTTAATTGCAGCTTCTCTCATTTTTGTGCCGGACATTCCTGCGGTACCATCTGCATCGGGATCTCTTTCACCAGAAGATACAACTTTTATTGAATTGAATTTGAAATCTTTTCCGTTGTACTTATCTAGTAATTTTTGATATTCTTCAATTCTATCTGAACCGGCAATCATTACTAAATTTTTATAACCTTCTTCGCTCAATTTTGCAGCCATTTCAATGAATGTTCTAACATCTTCATTTGCGGCTTTAAAATTGATGCCAGGAAACATCTTTTTAAGATATTTCACTTTTGTCTCTACATCTAGTGGGTTTTTCTTTGCATCTTGTGTTCTTGATGCGTATACGATGTGGTCAGCTTTGAATGATTTAGCAATATCTGCTACTTTTTTGGCAAGAAGCCCGTGACCAGTTGTGGGAACATTGAAACGGCCAAAAGCCGCAACAATAGTTGAATTTTTGTTTTCTGTTAAAAAATCTGTAAATCTCATCTCCGCCTCTGCAGCAGTTATATTATTATTATAGTTTATTTATGCTTTTACATCATTCTGCTACTATAAATGCATTACCATAAGGATGTGGTTTTGTCCAGTTTTCTTTTAGATGACCAAATTCGTAATCGAAGTATTTGATTTTGAAACCAGCCTCAACAATGGTTGTTAACCACCATTCTTCTGGCTCCTTGGTCACATGGGTAATATCCATCTCATATTCACGGATGCGATATCGTGTGCCATCACCCAAAGGAACAGCAACAAAAATTGTTTTGCATCGTCTTCGTAATGCGGCCAATACTGATGGAATTTCTTCTTTTGGTATATGTTCCAATACATCTTTTGCAATGATTAGATCCCAGCCACCTTTGATATCTTCAGCCATGTCAATAACAGTTAAATAATCTTTGACTTTTGGATGACAATTAGTTACGGCATATTCTGATACATCAACACCATAAGCTTCTATACCCAAAAGTCTCAAAGCATACACCATAAAACCTTTTGCACATCCAAAATCTAATGCTGTAGTAAATGGAATATTATTAATGATTGAAGCTGCCTCTCGAATACTACGTTCAGGCATCCATCTGTATTGCTCATAAGCACTTACTTTGCTACGAACACCATCTTCAAAATACTTCTCATCAAATACTTTTTTAATTTCTTCAGAGTTCATAATATTCCTCAATGTTAAAAAATACTAAATAGTTGGTAGTCGCGGATCTGACAATCCCACTACCTCTAACACTTAACAGGAGTGCCAGCATGAATATATATTCAATTTATATAGCAACAAATAAGATCAATGGTAAATCCTACATTGGATTTGACTCTAATTGGCCTAAACGAAAAAAAGCCCATCTTTATAGTTCAAATAATTCAAAATATCCTGATTATAATTATGCATTTCATAGGGCAATACGCAAACATGGATACGAATCTTTTTCTTGGGAAATACTATATCAATCTTTAGATATAGAACACTGTCTTAATGAAATGGAAGAACATTTCATTCACCAATATAATAGTTTCATTAATGGATATAATGAAACACATGGTGGTCAAGCACCATTCTTAGGTAAAAAACACACAAAGAAAGCAAAACAATCCATATCAAATGCTCATAAAGGGAATAAGTATAATTTAGGTAAAAAACGAAGCATAGAATCTATAAAAAAACAAAAAGATAACCATCCAAATAAAAAAGATGGTTATATACACAATATGACTAACTTCAAGCATTCAAAAGAAACTATTCAAAAAATGAGAGAATCTAAGTTAGGGCCAAAAAATAGTTCATATGGTAAAAAACACACAGAAGAAACAAAACAAAAGATTAGGCAAAAAGCATTAGAACGGGCTATGCAAAAGAATTGTGTTCCGTCTTTGTCATAATATCATCTACAAGATGATTTTGCGCCGCATATTTGCAAAATGAACAATTATGATGCCTAAGAATCTTATCTTCTCCAACTAAACTGTTATAATAAGTGGTAATTCCTGCGATATCGCACAATATAAATTCATCATTCACATGATAGTTGTTCTCTGGTGCCAACTCGGCAGAAGGACAAACATACACATTACCATCTGTAAATACACAAGGTTTTACGGCATGCATATAACAATGATCATTTCTGCGTATACCTGTAAAATTAAAATCTGAAAGAAAAGCATATTTCAGTTTACCATTTACCAGTTCATGTTTTGTTATAAGTGTTCGTATTTTTTCAATATCAGCCTCAACTTCTTCAATGGATTTAATTGCATTGAAGGCAATACGACATGGGATTTTCTTTTCTTCAACCCATGCCAACATCTTCATAAAGTTTTCTTCTTTGTATGAATTTGATGCAAGTTTCTTGGCCTTTGTATCAGACCATTCGCCAGTGATATTTGGATTAGTAGATGTTTCTGGTGCACCATCCCAAACATATGCGGCTGAGATTTCAATATCTAAGCCTTCAAACACTTCAAGATGATATTCATATGGTTTCTTTTCATCCCATGAATACATACCAAGTCTTACCCATGACAACATGTGCCAGTTCTTAACTTTCTTTAACTGAGAACCATTTGTGCAGATACCAATTTTTAATCCACGACTATGTGCATGAGCAATCGCTTCATCTAACTGTGGATGTAATGTTGGTTCACCACCACCTGTAAACTCCATACCCAAAACACCAAGGTCTGCAAATTGGTCAATTGCAGATTTCATTTGATCAAGTGTCAACATATCTTTCATTGCACGATTAGCAAAACAACAGAAAGAGCAAGTTAGATTACATGGATTTGAAGGTGACATGTGAAACATAACAGGTTTTGGTCTACCACCATCTTGAATGATTTGTAACCTATCCATGTGTTTCAACAACTTAGTTGCGTTGCTGGTGTAACTACGGCCCTGTACTTTGTCTTCAGGAATAGGTTTCTTCTTTTTCATTATCGCACTTGCATTAATTATTTCCATTATGATACCTTAAATGTAAATTCATACTCAGTTTGTGATTCGTTATATGGACCAACTTCTTCATTATATCTATCCTTCATAAATTTGGGATAAATTTCACCTAATATTTTGTCCATCTCAGCAAATGCTGCCGACTTATCATAGTAACTAGGTTTATTTGGATGATACATTGATACTTCATGCATCACACCAGCTTTCTGTTTTGTGATTGCAGACAAGATGATATCAAATCCCCAACCACTCTTAACTTCATGATAATTCCAAAAATCTAACAGAATAGGTATCAATGACGAATGAAAGAAACCACCCATGCCTTCATTGAAGTTCGTTAGACTGTAACTGTAATCAGGAACTTGATGTAGTATTCGATGTGTGGATTCTGAGCCTGCGATAGTAGACATTTGAAACATCTTAATGTCTTTTTTCGTTGCAATCTCTAATGCCCTATTCACACTTTGAATATCAGTAACTAAATCATCATCCCAAAATCCAATGTAACCATAATCTCTATAATCAAATGTATCAAGGAAATGTTTTGCTAAGTCCCATTTAAATCCAGTATCTTTAATCAACTGATCATATGAGTTTGGTTCAATATCAAAGTCTTTGTATTGATAAACAACAGTTTCATAGTTTCGTTTAATACCATTTGTCCTGCGCCAATGATTATCTTTATCATATGCACCATGGTAGTTGAGTGGAATGCCAACAGGGCAGAAAATAACATTATTCATCTTTGATCCAATACCAAACGTCTTCTTTAACCATTCTTATATTTGGTGATCCGTTTTTATCTTTGAATTCATTTACTGCTTTTCTTACACCATCAAAAGACCAATCGTGTCCTGCAAATATTCCATTACTTTTTATTTTAGGAAAGAAAAGTTCACAGTCTCTCAAAGCACCTTCATAAGAATGATCACCATCAATAAAAATATAATCTAATGATTTATCTTCAAATGAATTTACAAAATCTTGACTGTAACCTCTAAGTATTTTTCCTCTTGGTGCAAAATCTGAAATATTGTCTTGTGCAGCCAAGTATTGTGCATCTAACATTTCTTGAGCAATTTTTATGTTGCCATCCATGTAACCAACATATGGATCTATTCCTGTGAGTTGTAGATTTGATAGATTTTGTAAAAAATGATTCATTGTCCAACCACTGGCCACACCAATTTCTAAACCAACAATTGTTTCTTGTTGCTGAAATAGATGTGTCACTAAGTCACAGAGGCCTGGAGCTGAAATCCATTTTTTTGAATCCCATTGTCCCTGTTCTTTTAATGTTCTAATGCTCCATTCATTCATATTTTTTCTCAATTATTTGTTTCCATTGTGTACGGTCATACTGATGTACCAATACAAATGGTTTACCATCACTTGTGCATACTGTATCACCAACTAGAATTGGGCATTTCTCAATCAACTTGTCACCATACTTATGTGCAACTTGTGGACCGGTTGTTCCCAACTGTGCAGCCCAACCGTCTTCAGAGGCAGTAAATCTTGTAATGTCCCTATATGGTTTCATATTCAACAATACATTCAATGCAGCTTGATCTGGTCCACCACCACCTTCAATATTATGTGAAGTGCCATTACATAACATATAGATGTTTAGAAACAATGGAAGCATAGTGTCAAACTTGCCAGAAATTGTTCCTGCATTGTAAATCAATCTGTCTTTATTGTGATCATGAATCAGTGGACCAAATGACTTCATAAGATTATGACTGCCCCAATCTTCATCTTTGTATTTGATTGATTCACATGCAACATTAATTTGTGCTTCACCCATGTTCTCTTCTAGCCAAGTAGAAGGATTGGATTGAAAGATTACATCTTTAACATCGGTTGTAACAATGTATCGATATTTACCTTCAAACTGTTTCAGTAAATACCATAGATGCAAAAACCTCTCAACTACAATTGAGAAGTCATCTCTGTATACAAATCTTTTGTTTTCTTCATCCTTTTTGAAAGTAAGGATGGTGTAGTTTCGTTTGACCAACTCTTCAACTGTTTCATATGAAACATTATAACAAAGCATGGCCTTAGTGCCAGTGAAACCACTTCTATCTAACGAGTTTACCCATGGTTTAATTTTGTCAAAATCATATCCAGTAATGCTACCAATCACTATATCATTCATAATAACCCCAATCAATTAATAATCTCTAAACCTTTTTATCTTGCGGCCTTGTCCAGGTGTATCGTTCTTATATGTATTCACCAATGTAGCTGTACCCTCAGCACCTGCACCAGATTTTGGTAATATATCAGGACTAACTGTCTCATACACACTATTATGCAACTTCATGCCTGTAACATCTTGTACCAATTTCCAGGCATCTTTAACTTTCTTTTTATCAATATATGATTGTAACATCTTTTTCTGCTCAGGTGAAGCCTTTTGTTGAAACTTTACCAGTTCCATAATGCCAATGTTACCAGCATAACCCGCCTCGGTTATCTGTTCCATTAACAATCTTGATTTTGCTATTCTTTGAATTGCTTCTGACATTTTATCCTCTAGTCAAGGTAAGAATCTTTTGTATCTGCGCTTCAAGAATTGGTTTTCTATTCGGCCAATTAATATATGGTTTATCTGCCGTCTTTAAAAGATTGGATAAAAAAGGCATAATTAGTTTTTCAACTTGTTCCAATCTTGCTTTGTATTCTTCAACAGTCTCATCTTTTTGAATGATTACTGCATTGTATTCTTCTTCTGATACCGCAGAGAATCCAAAATCATTATCTCCATACTCAGCAAGAATTTTGTTTATGTCATATGCTGGCATTATTTACTCCAAGCTTTTGCAGCAGTAAAATTCAAATGACTGAATTCTAATCTATCAACTAACTTAACTGCATTGCCTGATATCTTATCAACTGCAACAAAACCTTCAGGA